CACGGTTCAAACGCTTTGACGAAGTAGTAATCGCTAGCAGGAATGGACTGGCAATCGTCAATGTTGCGGTTCATCTTGATTCTGGGCTCCTTGAGTTTCCTAACAGCGTTAGAATAGACATCCCAAACATCTTTGAAATCTTCACTGGTTCTGCCTACACATCCCTCAGCAAGCAAGGAACTACCACGTTGTGGAGGTTGGCTAGATGCTTCCGTTCCCTGTTCCCGATCAGCTTGGCGAATGCAATTCTTGACTTTCTCCGGAAGTGGAGTGACCTTGTCAACTCTCTATTAAGAGGCAACAGGACTCCGCTTCGCCACAGTGTTCGCATGACCACTAGGTCCTTCCTTAGCGCTGGTGGAATTCTACCGCGCTTAAGAGGATGAGTCGGATTTGAGCCGTGACTTGATACCACTTTTGCGTCCAAATAAGAAGTCAGAGTTGATGCCTCTTTGGAAAGTGACCTTGACTTTCTGAGGGACCTCATCATGGACGATCGAAGTGATGTAAGCCAGTTCATCAACGAAAATCGGTCTACGTATTGGCTTGAAATCGACTACTTCTACCTTAGGTTTTGGGGCATCGAAATATCGTTTGAATTCCATCACACCCAATTTGTTAAGGTAGAGGGTTTGTCTCTCCATCAGTCTCTAGATGTACTCTTCGCGAGTGAACTTCAGATCGGTTTCCTGAGGATGGATATACTGTATAACCTCTTCGGAGACTTTGGGTCCAGCCAGGACATTGGCGACGGTATCAATCCATCTAACCACGTGCCTCTACCCTTGCCTGTACTTGGTTAAGGTGTAATTTGTGGGATTCAGACGACTGATCACTTCTATCCTATGGTCATTGTCGATGTCAGGGGACTCTAACTACCTCCTGAGACACTCAACGTAGCTACGACAATCATCCTCGGTCCAAGCAGGGAAAAGATCTGCCTCAATTTCCTCAATAGAGCGCTTCTCTTTGTACTTGTCAATGGATTTCAAGATATAGAGGGTCTAAATTGAGCGGTCTGTATCGAAACCGGTTGGCTTGTGCTTGTACAACTTGAAATCTGAAACTTGGCCATATGAACTGACAACACTCACCCAACCCATGTTGACAGACTGATTCGGGCTAACCAGAGTAACCAAAGGATGAGTATACTGATGATTAGTACCTCTAGTCTTCATTATAACCTGGGAATCGCCTGTTATACGCACCCATCCTTCGTTGAAGTTGAGTTTGTAAGAACCTGGAACTGGGAAGAAATTCAAGCCTGATACGAAGAACTAATCCCCCGGTTTCTTGTTCTTCGGGGTCCAGTCGGCTAAATAGTAATGGACGTCGTTCATGTAATAGAAAACATCCTGATCGAAGAACTCGCGTTCATGATCTTCTATTTTGCCTGTGATCAGTACGTGGTCCGCATGACCTGGCCTCCAAGAATCAGTGCTAAAGGCACGGAGGTTCTAAGCGTAGTACGCGTTGTCGTATGGTAGTTCCCGGGGCCTGACATGGATTACCGTTGTCGCAGGCGTCTGAACCAAAAAGTCAAGTGCCGCCGTTTCGCTGTCGTCATACGTTCGGTGCAACGTGCAAAACTCCAAGGTTTTCTCGCGACTGGTCATCTAGTCGTAACCTCGCATGTTCTTAACCCTAGCAACATCGGCTTCCCATCGCGCCCGTTTTTCTTTTTGCGCATCTACCACCTCTTAAGCGTCGCCCTTGCCAATGGGGTAGACAGTAGAAGGATCAACTTCCAACATAGTATCAAATTTAGTTTTGTCAGAAGCAAACTTTGCGCCCAAGTTGTAGATCGTGATGGGGCGAATGCGACCCTAACGATAAACCTGTGCTAACATGATACTAAAATTCTAGGCGATCATGGCGTTGATGAGGTTTCTGAAATG